AACAAAAGATAAAACAGCAATTATTAAAGAGTGGAATCAGCAAACTACTGATTCATATGTCAGAGCAGTTGGAACACCAAAGGGTGTGCCGCTTGGTGAGTCAGATTCTATCTATTTATATGACACAGAGGATAGCCCCGTAACCTTGGCAGTTGCAGCAGGTGTTACATTTCCAATAACTTTTAACTACTTATTCTCACTAGAAACTGGGTACAAGGTAGTGCCTTATGATATACAAGATGCCATAACAATGCTTATTGATGATATTAAGTGTGGAAGAATGGAATACCACAAGAGATATATACTTGATTATTCTACTGATCAATATAAGATTAAAATTGACAAGTCTGCCCTTGACGGTACAGGAAATATCCTAGTAGACAGAATCCTAGAAAAGTATATAACAAACTTTGGTACACCTGGAGTCTTGTAATGAATAGTTGTGAGACAACAGATTTTATTTACCCAATGAAGGCTGATATTTACTATCCTATAATTACACAGAATAGTTATGGACAGGCCAATAAAGAGTGGGTATTTGATAGAACAGTTTCTTGTAATGCTACCCCAGTTGGTGGGGCAGGAGATGTAGAATTAAAACCAGAAGTATTTTTACAGTATGATGGAAAACTAATTGCTAGATCAAAGTCAGACCTAAGAACTTCTTCTAATAATACAGATAATGCAATTAGCAACATATTAATTACTAATATTCGTAGTTCAACAGACGTATCAATATACAAAGAAACTGGCGGACCAAGAGCAGGCCGTGGAACAATTTATGAAGTTGGAACTCTAGAGCCTTTTGTTGGTCCTTTTGGCGATATAGAATACTACAAGATGCTCTGGCGCAGAACAGAGAATCAGACGGTTGGTGACTAATGCGTGTAGTTATTAATACAAAAGCATTTGAAAAACAACTTACAAATATAGCAAACTACTCTTTTGGTTTTTTAGATGGAGTCAATCGTGGTAAAAAAGAATTTTTAAATAATTTAGGTAAAAGTGTTATTGTTGCATTGGGTCAATACATTGATTCAGAAGCAAGAGCCAACAGCAGAAGTATGCACCACGTATATGAGTGGTACAAAACTGGTAGCCCAGGATCAAGACTTTTTACTTTAAACTATACTGTTAGCAATCTTGGATTATCAGTAAACTCAACTTTTAGACAATCAAGCACAGTAACAGAAGAAATGACAGTTCCGTTTTATAATAAAGCAAAAATAATGGAGCAAGGAATTCCTGTTACAATTAAGCCAAAGGCAAACGGTGCTCTTAAGTTTAAAGACGGAGGACAGGAAGTCTTTGTTACAAAACCAATAACAATAAGAAACCCTGGAGGAGATGCAGTTGAAGGTTCTTTTGAAAGAGTTTTTGATGAGTTTATGCGAAACTACTTTACTCAGGCATTTTTAAGATCTAGCGGCTTGCTGGCATATCTAAACAAACCTGTAGCATATAAGAAAAATATTTTGGCGGGATCAAGAATGGGTAGATCCAAGGGTATTGATACTGGATACAAGTGGATTATTAATGCAAATGTTAAGGTAGAATAAAACCATGGTATATGATATAAAACTAACAGCATTTCCACCAACATTTGTTAACCAATATGTGGTTGAGCAGTTAAAACTTTTTGGTATTTTAAGTGGTGCAGAGCAAATGGTCCCCGTGTTCCCAACAAGCCCAACAAATATCGAAGATGTATTTAAAAACTATATTGGAGCACCAGGGGTATCAGACCCAATTCTTATTCAATATGAAAGATTAATCAGATTTAGACCAAGCCCATTTTATAGAAACAAAAGAGAACAACTGGTTTATTATTTGTATTGCACAGACCTTTCTAAAATAAACAACTCTCACAGGATTATCACAGATGCCCTTGATCGTGAAGACTCTGCAGGGCAAGACGTAAACGCTTTTTGCTCAACGGAGGCAACTGAGGAACTACCATTTAATGTGTATTTCCATAGTTTTAGGGTTTATCAAGTAGATGAAACTAGAGACCTACTAGACTTGGCCTCAGCAAGAACGGTATATGCAAATAAACTTATTATTGAATATGACTATCATACAAAAGACATCATAGTTCCAGGTCCAGATGGCAATCCCGTTCAAATATATGATTAAAAATGCTGTTATACTTATTTTGAGGAAACACCCCAACAACTTAATATAGATTCTATTGAAAGTAGAGGTGAAATAATATGGCATACACTCGTGGTACGTCTACTAACATTATTGTTGGTGCTGCAGCGCTTTTCGTCGCAGACACAACACTAACTGCTGGAACCCTACCTGCTTATCTATCTTCAGAGTCATACAGAGAAACAATCGCTGATGACAATGATTTTACTAACGTAGGTTATACAATGAACGGCCTTGAATTGCAGTTCCAACCAGACTTCGGTGAAGTACAGGTTGACCAACTTCTTGACGTTGCTAAGTTGTACAAGCAAGGAATGCAAGTGAATATGGCAACTGCTTTTGCTGAAGCCACACTTGAGAACTTGCTTCTTGCACTTGCTTACAACTCTGATCAGTTGTCAGGCACAAAGTCTTCATCTAACGGACAGGCACTTGACCTATCCGCAGGCGATATTGGCGAATGTCCAGTAGAGCGTGGAATTATTGCTGTAGGTCCAGGTACAGGTGACTGTGCGGACTCAGCATACGTAGAGCGTGTTTACAGCGCATACCGTGCACTCTCAATTGAGAATGTAACAGTATCTGCAAAGCGTGATGAGGCTTCAATGTTTGAAGTTTCATTCCGTCTCCTACCAGAGGACACATCTGGTTCATACGGTAAGATCGTAGATCGTACCTGGACACCAGCAACATAATCTAGTTTTAGATTAATAACAGGCCCATCCCTTCGGGGGTGGGCTTTGTTCTTTCTATGATAGAATAGATAGAATGGCTACAGAGATATATAAAAGGGGTAGCATTTTTTTAGTTGACGGAACAGAATTAGAAATATCTCCCCTTAAGATTAAATACTTGCGTCAATTTATGATAGCCTTTGCAGATATGTCAGATGCAAAGGATGATGATGATGCTATTGGCGTACTAACAAAGTGTGCACAAGTTTGCATGAAACAATATTATCCACAAATCTCAAAAAGTATAGAAGATATTGAGGACCACATAAACCTTCCAACTATATATGAAGTTGTAGAACTTGCTGCTGGTATTAAAATAAACAAAAAATCAGAAGAGCCAGTAAAACAACAAGCAGAAAAAAGTGGTTCTACCTGGGATGATTTAGACTTGGCAGCGTTAGAGTCAGAGGTATTTTTGCTGGGTATATGGAAAGACTATGAAGAATTAGAAACTAACTTATCTATGCCAGAATTAATGGCTACATTAGAAAGTAAAAGAGACTTAGATTATCAAGAAAAAAAGTTTTTAGCAGCCATCCAAGGTGTTGATTTAGATAAAAATAGTGGAGCAGAAAAAGGTCAAAAGGAGTGGGAAGACATGAAGGCAAGGGTCTTTAGCGGCGGTACTACTTCTGATAGTAACGACGTTCTTTCACTGCAAGGACAAAATGCTAAAAAAGCAGGATTTGGTATTGGAATGGGTCTTGATTATAGCGATGAAAGAGATCCAGCACTTATGAAAAAATAGCCTATTTGTGCTATAATTGACGTAAACCTAAACAGGAGGAAAAAATGGCAACAACGCTACACGAGGGTACAGAACTAACTCTTATGGACGGATCAACAATCACAGTGAGACCACTAAAAATCTCATTGCTTCGTCCATTTTTGAAGAAGTTTGAGGGCATTGCAGAGGTGGCAGAAGATAACGATAAGTCTACAACTATTCTTATCGAATGCGTACAGATTGCTATGAAGCAGTACAAGCCAGAACTTGCAGAAGATCTAGCAAAACTAGAAGATGTTTTAGATCTTCCAACAGTTTATCAAATTATTGAGGCTGCTTCAGGAATTAAATTGCAAGATGCAAATGCTTTGTTAAACACAGTTCTTGCAAATAACTAAATAAAAGAGGTATTGTAGATGAGTGATGTTAATGCCAATATTGGGGTACAAATTGATACCTCTGCGGCATTAGCACAACTCAAAAATTTACAACGTCAGATAGCAACCTTTCATTCACAAATTTCTAAGTCCAGTGCTACTGCAGCAATGGCTCAAAAAAATCTACAAACAAACCTACTTAATGCTATAAATGCAACTGGAAAATTCCATGCACAAATGGGTGTTGTCAGAACATCCACTGAGTCATTTACTGATGCATTAGAAAAAAATAAACTCTCAATGAGAGAGTACTTCCGTTTTGCTGGAGGTGCGTCTAAATCATTTGGAAAGTTATTTAAACAAGAGTTTGACACAATAGGCAAGGTTGCTGAAGATCGTGTCAAGAAAATGCAGACTCAGTATATTAAGATGGGTCGTGACGCATCTGGTGCAATGAAGGCAATGTCCATTACACCAAACACTCTAAATATGAAAGACTATGGCACACAAACAGCCCTAGCAGCACAAAAACAAGCACTCTTTAATCAGTTAGTTAAACAAGGATCTACAAATCTTTTAAACTTTGGTAAAAATACTCAGTGGGCTGGTCGCCAGTTAATGGTTGGCTTTACTGTTCCACTTATGTACCTGGGCACAGTTGCTGCTAAAACTTTTATGGATCTTGAGCAGCAGGCTCTTAAGTTTAAGCGTGTTTATGGAGACATGTTTACAACAAACGAACAAACAAACAAAGCACTTAAAGATGTTGAACTACTAGCAAAAGAGTTTACAAAATATGGTGTCGCAGTTAGCAAGACAATGGAAATGGCTGCCTCTGCTGCGGCAATGGGTAAAACTGGAGCAGATCTTACTGCTCAAGTTGCACAGGCAACAAGGCTTGCAGTTCTTGGTAATGTTGAGCAAGAGCAAGCACTTGAAACAACAATTTCTTTAACAAGCGCATTTGGTATTGCTGCTGAAGACCTTGCAAAGAAAATTGACTTTCTTAACTCTGTAGAAAACCAAACAATTGTATCTATTGAAGATTTAACAATTGCGGTTCCAAAGGCTGGACCAGTTGTTAAGCAACTTGGTGGAGACGTAGAAGACCTAGCATTCTTCCTAACAGCAATGAAGGAAGGTGGCATTAATGCATCAGAAGGTGCTAACGCACTCAAGTCTGGTCTTGCATCTTTAATTAATCCTAGTAAAAAAGCAGCAGCAATGCTTAACGACTATGGTGTTAACATCAAGGCAATTGTTGAGGGTAATCAAGGAGACATTAAAAATACTGTTATTGAATTTGCACAAGCACTAGATACCTTGGCACCACTTGATCGATCAAGATCAATTGAGCAACTGTTTGGCAAGTTCCAGTTTGCACGTCTATCAACACTGTTTCAAAATATAACAAAAGAAGGAACCCAGGCAAACAAAGTTTTAGAACTTTCTAAGATGGAAGTAGAAGAACTTGCAATCCTTTCTGAAAGAGAATTAAAAACAATAGAAAATGCTGTTGGCACTAATTTTAAAGCAGCAGTTGAAAGTCTTAAATTAACAATTGCTCCAATTGGTAAAACATTTTTAGAAGCAGTAACTCCAATCGTAAAAGCACTTGCTGGCCTGCTTGAAAACTTTAATAACCTTGGAGACGGAACAAAAAAGTTTATAGTCGTTGCTTCTACTCTTGTTGGTATTATTGGCCCAACTCTTCTGATGACATTTGGTTTGCTTGCAAACGGAGCAGCAAATATTGTCAAACTGTTCCTTGCAATGCGTACTGGATTTTTAAAACTTGGTGGAAATACAAAAATTCTTGGAGAAAGCACTCAATACCTAAATAGCGAACAACTTGAAGCAGCAACTGTTGCGGCATCATTAAATCAAGCGCACACCAGACTAACTCAAACATTTGTACTAGAAACATCTGCAGTAAACGCACTTAGAAATGCATATTTAGATGCAACACTAGCAGCGACTAATTTTGCCAGAGCAAATCCAGGCATGATGATGCCAGGTGCTAAAGGTAAAACCCCTAAGAAGTTTGCAAAAGGAACAGCCTATGTTCCAGGTACGGGAAACAAAGACACAGTAGCATCTATGCTTACTCCTGGAGAAGCAGTCATTCCAGCACCTATTGCACAAGATCCTCAGTTCCAACCAATCATTGATGCAATGGTTAGCGGAAAACTTCAGGGATTTAATCTCGGTACTGGCTCGGTTAGCCAAGCAGGTAAAAAACAAAGTTCAAAGCCAATGTCTTCAAGAGATGCTTTTGCACATGTTGGAAAAGCAGTATCAGTTGGAGCAGAAGATTATATAAAACAGTCTTCTGGGCTAAGTGAATATGACAAAGCAAGAATTAGAGCAGTAGATGGAATAGAAAGAGCCGCTGGAAAGTCAGGACTTGTTACCGACTACAGAGGACTAGGGTTTTCTTTTAGTCAAGAATTAAATACTCAACTTGCTAAAAAGAATGGTGTGCCACTTGATGTCTTTGAAAAAGAATGGCTTGCCCAAGGCCCAGACAAATGGGATGCAACTAAAGATAGAAAACTAGTAAAAAATCTTTATGGTCCAGATAACTCTGTTATTGATGATTCAATGCTTAAAAAGATTAAGGAAGAGGCCGCTAAGTCGGGCGGAAAAGTAACAGATGATTTAATTAAAAAATCTTTTCAGGATTTGCCAGCAGGTGTAAAAGCAACAAAAACATATCAAGCAATGGATACAGCATTCCAAGCCAGATCACAATACGGTGTTGGAAAAGGAATGTCTCACAATCCAAGAACAATGGAAAAGAAGTTTAAAGCAGCAATTGCTGCAGGAACAATTGCCAATGCTCCAGTTATTATAGTAGATGGAGATGCAACAACTTACAACGGTAAAACAAATCCATTAGGCAAAGACGGAAATCCTCAAAAACTTTCTGCTCTTTTAGGAAGTCCAGGATTTGAACTGCCTGCAAAATCACACGTTATTGTAGAAAGAACAGACTCTAGAGGAAAGAAAAAATCTGGATCAATCTTTGCTTATGATCCAAAATTCTCTGACCCAATATTTATTTCTAAGGGTGCAAGTACAACTAGAGCAAATGTTGGAAGAAACCCTAACTTAATCTCAAAGGAACAAATCAAGGAAGTTAAGCAGAGACTAAGTGCAAGATCTCTAGAAGAAATGAAAAGAATTGATGCAGATGTAAAGTCTAGCAGCATGGCAAAGGTTAAGCCTACAGACTTTGGAAAGCAAATTGCACCTACGGCTGGATACAGTTTCCCAGTTTCTGGAATTGGCGGAGTATACGAAAAAGACGGTAAAAAAGTATTTGTTAAGCCAATGATTGATGAAAGATCAGCAAAAGCAGAACTACGTGCAAATAGAATTGCTAGAGAAGCACATGGTCTAGATACACCTGAGCAAGTCATGAAGGTTATGGCAGATCCAAACAATAAAAAGAGAAAAATTATTGTTTTAGAATCTGCTTTTGATCCAAGATTTGCAGAATCAAATATGACTGGAAAGTTTACAAAAGATCAATACTTTAGACAGTTGACAGCATCATTGCTGCGTGGAGATAAAGACTTAAAACGAGGAAACCTCTCTGGAAATATATTGACAGATCCAGGAGCAGCGGGAGTATTTGATAGGGCTTCTGGAAGAAGAGATTATTCTACTGGAATGAAATCAATGCTTGGACAAGCAGAAATTAACCTGCTTGGAGTAAAGGGTGGAGCAAGTAAAGATTTTGCTAAGGCAACGGTAGATATTCCAAAGGGCATGACCGCAGATCAGTACCATAGATCAATGATTGCTGAAATAGATAGAGTTCTTCCAAAATTAAAAAATGTTGTAAATAGTTTTGCCCTAACAGATCCAGTTGAAAAGGCAGTCTACAAAGATATGATTGCAAGACTTGAAAAGGGTAAGTTAACAGACTGGCGTGGTATTCATAAGATGCACTCATCTGTACTAGTTACAAAAGATGAAATGCTTGAAGATGAAAAAACTAAAAAGATATCTGCAATCAAGAAGAAAAAGAAAACAAGGGCTGTTGAGTCAATAGTTCCAAATAGAAAAGATCAATATTTAGCCTCTGTTCCAAAAGGTAAGTCAGTTGTTCAAAAACCACTTAGAGTTATTGGTAGAGCAGATGCTCCATTAAGTCAACAGGATCAGATTAGACAAAGAGCAGCACAAGAAGGAGTTAGTTTATCAACTGCAAGAAGAAGACTTGTTTCTGAGGGTCAACTAATTGAAGGAATAAAAAAACAATCAGAGGCTTTAGAAAAATCAACAGTTGCTGCAAATGAAAATACAAAAGCATCAAAACTGTCAAAAGAAAGCCTTAGATCTTTTGGAGCAAAAGCAAATATTGGTGTTGGAGCAGTTAGTGGTTTAACTATAGCGGCTTCATTTGCTGGTGGCAAAATTGGAGAAATGGCACAAAAGATTATGCCGTTTGTCTTTGGTTTGCAGGGTATATTGATGTTACTTCCATTGCTTATGAATCCACTTATCGGATTACCGCTTGCAATTGGTGCAGTAGTTGCTGGTATTTGGTTATTTAATAAAAAACAAAATGATGCTATTAAAGCAGAAGCAAGACTTGTAGATGAAGTATTTGCAACAACAAAGAAGATGCAACAGGTCGGAGAAATATCTGGCAAGGTTGGCGCATCACAACTTGCAGCACGTAAGCGAGAGTCAGCAGGTGGAGACTTTTCTTTTGAGCGCAAGGGTATTAAGTTTGGAAGTGCATTCTTACAAAGTGAAGTGGGACAGTCAGACATCGCAGCATTTGAAGCAAGATTTAAAGCAATGCCAGATATTGCTATGAAAGAATTTTCTCTTAAGTTGGCAAGTTATGTATCTGATGGTGTTATAGATGCAGCACAGGCTGCAAGCATTGCAGACCAGGTAGGAATTCAATTTCAGGATAAAGTTCTTGGAATAAAAATTCAGGGACAATTACAAGGATTGTTGACATCAGACGGCAAAGATATAACTCAAGAACCATTTGAAATTAGAATTAAAATTGCAGAAGAAACAGTATCTCAATTTGATAACTTAGTTCCAAACCTTCAAAAACAACTTGGATTGGCAGAAAAGGATGCAAATGCTTTAGGAGATAAACTTTCATTAGCAATGAATCTACCTATATCAGATCCTTTACGAGATAAGCAAATTGCTGCAGCAGAAACTTTATTTAGAGATTCTGAAAAAAGAGTTGCTATTATTAAAAATTCTATTAAACAAAATTCTGCTTTTGCTGCAGGAATGTCAAGTCAAGCATACGAAGCAATTCAAGCACAAATTGACGGTATAGATATTACTACATCAAAGACTCTTGATAAACTAAAAGCAGATAAAGCAGCAACAAAAGATTTAGAAAAACAAGCCTTAATTCAAAAACAAATTGATTCTATCGAATTAAAAAGAACTGCTTCACTCAGCAAACTTAGAGCAATGAATGACAGAGTTACAAGAGGCATTGAGCAACAACTTAAACTATCTTCATCTGGAGAAAAGCAGGCATTCTTTACTGGAAGCGCAGAAGCAGTTCGATCTAGATTTAAGGGTACAAGGCAAGAGAGCGACGCAAACCTATTGCTTGCTAAGACAGCACAAATGGGTCAGTCTGTAGTAAGGGCAAAGATAGAAGCAGTAGTTTCTTCTGGACAGTTTGGCCCAGGACAAGCATCAGGTTTTATTAATTTATTTGGTAATGATCAAGCAGCATTAAATAAAACACTTAATACATTTTTAAATGTTCAAGGAATAGATGACTTAAATAAACTACAGTCTATTCTTGGAACTTTTGAAGATCAAAAGTTGGCTAAAGATATCATGGTTAATATGTCTGGCCTTTCTGATTCAGAATTCCAAGCACAATATTCAACTCTTGAATTATTAATGCAAATGGATAATGAAGAAATAAATGTTGAGTTAGTATTAAAAGATCCAGGTGCTCTTGCAAAAATAACAAGTATTAATACAGCAATCGAAAATATTCCAGATGTAACACAAAAGTCAGTAGAACTTGTCTTGACTGAAAAGGGATTTAGTGCTGGTGGACTTGAAGAAATTTCTGCTAACTGGGAATACTTTGAAGGACTTCCATCAAATTTAAGAAAAACAGCACTTCAAACATTTACTACTCTACATGCAACAATCTTTGCAAATAAAGAATCTAAAATGGAATGGGCTAGAAATTATGCTGAAACCATGACTCCTAACCTAAGAAAACAAAATCGTGAAGAAGCGGTAACTAGAGTACTTACAACTATAATTGATGTTAAAACTGGAGAGTTTACTGCAAAGGGAGATAAGGCTATTGCAGCAGATGTTCTTGCTCAAACAAAAGATATTATTGGAATTCAAGCAATGATTGATAAAATGCTTAATCCTAAAGGCAGCGGCAGCGGCGAAAAGGGTACAAGAAATACATTTCTTGATAGTGTTCTAGATAGACTAAGAAGAACAAGAGATGCAAGTGTTGACACCACAAAAGGGCTAAGCGAACTTAGAAGAGTTCTTAAAGACTCTGGAGGAGACATAAAAGTATTTGATGGTTTAGATCAACAACTTTCAAAACTAAAAGCACCACAAGAATTTATTGACTTTGTTGCTAGTTTAGATCCAAAGGGTAAAAAGGGTGCAATCGATTCATTGGCAACATACCTTGATGCAGAAAAATTAAAAAAGGGTATTGTTGAATTAACTAAAGATGGAAGAATACTCCTAGATGTATTTAGAGAAGGAGCAATTGGAGAGTTTGAAAGTGATTTAAGAAAAGCAACCAATGGTTTGATTGCACAAAAAACACAGTTTATCTTTCTTAATACAATAGTAAAAGACAACGTAAAGTCTGCAGAGATGCTTGCAGATGCAAATTTTGCCTTAGCCCTAAGTTCAGCAAAAACAACCACAGAGGTTAAGAGGCTTGTTGATGCATTTAATGCTCAGAAAGCAGCACAAGAAGACTTGGCAATGACACAAGACCCTCTAAAATCATTGCAAGATAAATTCTCTGAGGTAGAAGATAGAATAAACAAATTCTTTTCATTAGCAAATGAAGCAATAGAGGGTAGATTTGCTAGAAGAATACTTGCTGGAGAAAGAGCAGTAGATGCTGCTCAAAAGCAAGTTGAAAAAGCACAGAAAGAAATAACAAGGATTCAAGACCATATTGACGGCATTCAGTCAAAAATTGATGACAAACAAAGAGAAATTGAAATGTCAATTACTCGTCCAATTGAGGCTTTCCAAGAAACAATCTCTGGTATTGAAAATACAATTAATACTCAGTTCGATAAACCTATTGCTATATTACAAGAAGAATCTTCAGACCTTGCAAATGATTTGACATTGCTTGACAAAGCAGCAGATGCAATTAACAAAAAATATGATGCACAAGAAGAAGCATTAAATAAAATTGCTGAAATTAATAAAGATTTAATTGGACAAGAAAAGCAAAGAATTTCACTTGCTGATACATTGACCTCTGGAGATATTTCTGCAGCAGCACAGGCTGTTCAGGACATGCGCCAAGCAAGAGCAGAAGCAGCATCTGTTTCAAACATGGACATGCTCAAGGCAGCAAGAGAATCAGAACTTGATAAGCAAAGAACTGCTGCTGGTCTTACAAGACTACAAATTGAAGAGCGACAATTTGCAATAAGCCAAAGCATATTCCAACTTGAAGAAGGCCGTGAAGTCCTTGAGCAAAGAATTGCAAATATTAAAGAACTTTCTATTCTTCCACTTGAAAGAGAAAGAGAAAAACTTTCAAAACTTATTCGTGGATACGAAGATGAAATTTATAACATTACAAACGGTATTGGTGTTTCTGAAACATTAAATCTAAAACTTGCTAATGAAAAACTTGATGCTGCAATTAAAACTCTTGATACTAAGAAGGCAGAACTACTTGCTATAGAAGAAGAAAGACAAAAAGAATTAGATCACCTTGATGACTTAAAGTTACAATGGATAGAGGTTAAGGGCGGTATTGCAGAGGCAGAACTTCAAACTATTAGTTTACAGGCAGAAATTGCAAAAGCAATAGAACTAGCAAAACAACTTGCAGCATTGTTTGCTTCAATGAAAGTTCCTGGCGGTGGAGTTACAGTTCCTTTTGTTGCAGATCCAAAAGCATCTCCTGAAGCAAACCAAGAAGCAAAAGATGCAGCAGACGCAGCAGCAGACGCACTAGCAGAGTCAAACGCAGCAGCAGATGAAGCAACAGCAGCAGCGTTAGCAGCAGCAGATGCAGTATCAGCCCTATCAGTAGAAGCAGATGCAATATTAAAAGCAACAAATAGCATTGCCAGAGTTGCAATTGTAAAAGCAACAAACATAAATAGTTTAAATAAAGCAGTTGCTCTTGCACAAGATACCCTGTCTCCAGAATCTATAGCAATAAATATGGCAAGAGCAATAACAGGTTCAGAATCTATGACAAAAGCAGTAGGTGGAACAGCAGCAGCACTTTCAGCAGCACGATATACTGGCCAAGCATTAAGATATGCTCAAATGGAAAAAGAAAAAGCAGATAAACAAGCCGTAGCAGATTTAGGGTCAGCAGGCGTAGGCTTACGAACAGGTGATACCTTTATGCAATTTATGGCAGGTGGCGGAATGGTTATGCCTAAATATTTTGCTGCTGGAGGCTATTCTCGTGGTACAGACACAGTACCAGCAATGCTGTCTCCAGGAGAGTTTATAATGAGTAAATATGCTGTTAACTCTTATGGTCTTGATAAGATGAAGGCTATGAACAGTGGAACATACAAAGGCGAGAAGGTGTATAATTATAACCTAAGTGTTAATGTTAAGTCTGATGCAAATCCAGATGATATTGCAAGGGTAGTAATGACACAAATTAAACAAATTGATTCACAAAGAGTTAGAGGACAAAGAGCATAATGGCTACAAGTGCCTATATTACTGGTAGACGCAGGTATCAGAGACCACAGGCTGTCCTATGGTCAGATAACCCTGGAACCCTCTCTAATGGCCTGTACGTGCCCAATGGCTTTGAAGTAGGGGCAGATGTACCAGTAGAAACAGACCCAAACCTTATAGATCAATTTTTAATATTATCAGACGATAATCGTGGCGCAATTGATATTAATCAAGAAAGACTTGAACAAAGACAAAGAACAATTAATGGACGTATGCGTTCATATCATATAGCAGATAAATTAAGTTTTAGTTGGTCGTGGAATTTATTACCATCCCGTGCATTTTTTCAAAATGCTGAATTTAATACAACAACTGGTAAGTCTCCATACCAAAATATTACGCAAGAATTTACATCAGATGGCGGTGCTGGAGGAGTAGAAATATTAGACTGGTATCAAAACCATAAAGGACCATTCTGGATGTACCTAGCATATGACAAGTATTCTAATTTTGGTGATGACAATGCAGCATTTGGACACCTTGCACAATATAATCAAATCGTTCAGGTGTATTTTGCAGACTTTAATTATTCTATAGTAAAGCGTGGTGGAAATAACTTTGACTTCTGGAATATTTCGGTAACACTGGAAGAGGTCTAGAATGTTTGTTAGTGAAGCATTAAAGACACACCTAGAAACATCTGCAACAATTAGACTTCAGTCATTAGTATTGGCTGAATGGAATATGAATATGCCAGACAATGTTCAAAAGGTTGGAAATTATAGATACCGTCCAACAACTGTAGACTCTCCATACTTTACATTGCCCATAAGTTTTGACCCACTAGACATTGGAAACTACTATACTGGTGCAACAGATGCAGACATAATTGTAGATGGTGGGTTTACAAACAATAATACACCACAACAGTTTACATTGCAAAAAGATAAAATGAAAATGCTTTATTCTTTAGAAGATTGTATTAAACCATTTAGACCCAGATCTGGAATTAATAAACCACTTTATTTTGCTAACAGATATTTGCCAAATTCTGGTGCTGATATTGCAGAAAGACCAAGATACTACATGCCATCTAGATATGATGAGTTTAGATACTGGACATCATATAGAACAGAAGGTAATTTTGAGCGGGGTATTGCAAAGAACATTCTTAATGGTCTTAATTATATAGATGACTCTGTACCATTTGTAGTATATAAAAATCAAGTACCAGCAAATAGACTTATTGTAAAAATGCAAACAGGGGTAGGCTCAGTTGATCTTGGGCCCTTTGCAACTAGCACTGGTCCAATAGATGATCCTTTATTTGGAGATGCAAATAAAACAACTCCATCAAGATGGAGAATTCAATACCTAAGTGATAACAATTGGGTAGATGCTTATTCATTTACCGAAACCGACACCAGAGCAGATGGCTCTGCAATCATAGGCCCAGACGGATACCTTGAGTTGCAGTATGGGCTTGTTATTCCAGAACAATATAGGGATATTTTTGTATATGCAGAAACTCTTTCATCAATAACCCTAAGACCAGATGCCGCACCTGTTGGTTATGCATATCTAGTAATACCTAGCACTGGAGATAAGGGAACTTTTTATATTTATACTGGAACTGGAGAAGATGATGGATATGACTCGTTTATTCCAGAGTACGACTGGATTCTTGGAACAGAGACCATAACAAATCAAACAAACTTTGTAACAGATTTAACATCCCCAGAAGAATTTACAGATGATACAAGTGGTCAAACAGTGTATAGAGAGTTTTCTTATTTGCAGGGTATAAGAGTTGTAGTAGAACTTATGAACAAGTTTGATTCTACTTTTGACCTAATAGAGATGTCTCCAAGATTAGTTGTAGATGTTTCAGATAAAACTATCGACTTTAATATTACAAAAACTTTGTCAGATATTGGAGTAACATCTTTGCCAGTTGGACAACTTTTAGCATCTACTGGAAGCATATCTTTGTTTGATGATGATCAAGCATTTAACCAGTATAACGAAAACAGCATTATTGCAGACTATGTTAGAAAAAACATTAAGTTTAATTTTCATGAAGTTGTTATAGATGTAGATGGATTTGATTATTATGTTCCAATTAAAACTTTGTATTCTGAGGGTATGCCACAGGCAGATGTGACAAGTGGAACTCTATCTCTTAACCTTAGAGATTTTTACTTCTTCCTAGAGTCTATGCCTGCCCCAAGACTACTAATGACAGAAACATCTTTGAGCATGGCAATAGTCACACTACTTGACTATATTGGCTTTAGCAACTATTCTTTTAGAAGATTAGATACAGAATCAGATCCGATTATTCCATACTTCTTTGTTGCACCAGACCAGAATGTAGCAGAGGTTTTAAATCAGTTGGCCATAGCAACACAAAGTGCAATGTTCTTTGATGAGTTTAATAACTTTATTGTTATGAGCAAAAACTATCTAATGCCAGAAACAGATGAAAGACCAACAGACTTTGTTTTGTCTGGAAGCAATAATCAGACAGACTCTGGAGTTATTGAAAATGCAACATCTGGCAACTTGCCTAATATTATTTCAATAGCATCGGAAGACAAAAAAGTTTATAATGGTGGAAACATTTCTTATACTGCAAGATACATACAAAGATCTTATGGTAGCATTAGACAAGCAAGCATGGTTGACAAAGATAAGACTTGGATATATAAACCAGCCCTTTTGTGGGAAGTCTCAGGAACTGACAATACAAAGACAATTAATGAGTTAGCATCAAAACAAGGCAAGTATGTTCTTGGAGCAATGCCTCTAAACTCAGACTTATCTGCTTCTGTTCCTGTAGTTCAAAACGGTATAGTGGTAAATAACATCCTTGACCTAGGAGAAAACGTATACTGGTTAACAAGATATCAAGGGTACTTTTATTCCAGTGGAGAAGTCATAAGATACGATGCAGTTGAGTTTAATATTACTGGAACTGGCAATGTCTTTATTAGCAACAACCAGGAATATCAAAAGTATTTTTCTTCCATACCTTTTAATGGAAAAATATATCCAACAGGATCTGTAAGAATATTTTCTACACCATTTTATGAAACAATAGACGGCATAGATAGACTACAGCCAGGTGCAGTTTATGAGCACGGCAGAGGTCAGTTTGGAACACCAATCGTAAGCCACTCTGCTGGAATAAATTCTTATTGGTCAGACAATACCTATGTTCGTGGGTGCAATATGCAAACTCAGTATCTTTTTACTACAACCTTAGATCAAAACTTATCAGTTCCTGCAACTACTCTTGGTGCAGCAGGAATTAATAATACTCTTGCACGTCAAACAACAAGAAATGGAGTTATTAAAAACTTCATGTCAACTAGTTATTTAACAGAAACAGATGTAAATAGTTTAAAATCTACACAAAGCGGAACAATTCAGTCTTCTGCCTTAGTTATGAACGGTCCATCTTTTAAAACAACAGAAACACCAATTAACTTTGTTTCTTATCAGTATAAACAACTTGATAATGCCTACAGAAGTTTTGGTGCAAGAATGCGAATTATTGGTAAAATAGAAAACAATGAAAACCGTGGACAAACTCCAATCGGAAGCATTTCTTATTATCAGGTAAATGGTTCACAAACAAATCAAAATGTTAGCATAGGTGGTGGTTCAGGAGGTTTAGCAATCATGCTTAATCCTGAAACCAATAATGGATATTACTTTGAAATTGTTGCTTTAACAGAAACCAATGTAGAGCAATACTTAAAACTTGATAAAACAGGACAGGCTTCCGTAAACGTAAACAACGTTGTGTTTTATAAGGTTAAAAAAGATGCCTCAAGCAATGAGGCTATTCCAGTTAAACTTTGGGGCGGACTAACGAGTATTATTGTTGATGATGGAAGATTTACTGGACAGTACAGAATGTCTGGAGAAGACAAGCCCACCGTATATGATTTATCTGTAGAGTATGAAAATATTGGAACTAGCCGTAGATTCTTTTTATATATAAACAACAAGTTAATTAAAATTGTAGATGACACAGATCCTCTTCCAGTCTATAACAGCATGGCACCTTTTGTTCGTGGTTCCTCCAGGGTAATGTTTGAAAACCTTTACGCCCTAACCAATAACTATTCGCAAAACACTGTATCTGTTGTAGGCGAAACGCTGTCTGATGTATTTGGAGATACAGAAATTGATGCAAATGAATCATTTAGAAAGTATGCAGTAAGTGGATTAATTCAAGGAACCTATTTATCTGGAATTAGTTCAGAGCAGCCACCAAAATATAATATGTATTTTGAGGAATTTGGATCTATTATGCGAGAGTGTGCATATTTTGATATTAAATATGATCGTGCTTACCCAGCACTTTATGCACAACTTTCTCCAACATTTAACAGAATTAAAGGGTATACCGTTTCTGGTTTTCAGGCAGACTCGTATGGAGCAGAATTTTTAATTTTTAATGCTACAGATACTGCATTAAATCTTGATGAAACAACTGGCAACTATCTAAGAATTCAGGGTATTACATTTACACAAGACACTACGTATCAATTAACTGTTGATGAATACTTTAAGAAGGTAGGAAACCTATCTGATCCACAATTGCAAGGTAGTTCATTAATTGTGTCTCCACTAGTTCAAAAAGCCAAATATGATGAGATTAAATTAAGTAGGCTTATATATGGTAAAAACGATTTTGCCATTGAAAGCCCATACATTCAAACACAAGATGATGCTGATGAACTAATGGGATGGATTATTAATAAAGTCATGAATCCCAAAAAATCTATTGGACTACAACTTTTTTCAATACCAACTCTTCAATTAGGAGATATTGTAACAATTGACTATCAAGATTCTAACAGTCTAGACCTAGTTGCAGAACCTTCTGATAGGTTTGTTGTGTATAATATTGCATATCAAAGAAGTCTTTCAGGGCCTTCTATGACCGTTTACTTGAGTGAGGTATAAAATGAGTTCAACAAATCCAGTATCTGCAACCCCACTAACACCAAGCACACTGGGGCTGTCAGTATCAAGGAACAACGTTAACCCAGTATTGACTGCACCAATAGACACAATTCTTTTTAATGATGACAATGTTCCTATTGAAATCATGACGGATCTAATATTTGAAAATATTGGAGGGCAAGAATTAATTAATATTGCTAGAAATGATACAGTCAATGGACAAACAATCATATATCAGCCTATTAAGAATTTAACACAGATACAGCAACAGTATAATCCTAATAATATAGTTAGTCTTCAGGCTACCTCAGATAAATACTTTCAAAACTTTTCTATTAAACTTGATGATAAGGTTCCAAACAATCCTACGGGTCCATCTGGAGAACATGTTTATATAGATCCAGAAACTGGGGAGTTGGTTGTTGAGGCCGTAAACCTAGAGCCAGATGAGCAGATAGAGATAGAAATTACCATAAGTGGTACAATATATGAGGCGGTAATTTAAATGATAACTGATATTGGAAAATCTATAATTGGTAAGTATTTGCTTGGTCAAGCACCAGCATATGCTTCGTACATTGCTGTAGGCTGTGGAGCACAGCCATTAGCCACATCTGATCCATATGGTAACTATGACCTAAAAGAAAATCTTGACTTTGAAATGTTTCGTGTACCAATCTCTTCCAGAGGCTTTGTAAATGATGGCGGTACAGAAAAGTTAGTCCTAACTGCAGAACTACCAACAGAAGAAAGATATGAAATAACCGAAATTGGTCTATACTCAGCAGGATCCAACCCGTCTGCTGGAGCATATGACAGCAAAACAGTTTTTGCTTTTACTCAAGGAGAAAACTGGCAGCACCACACAGCAGTAGCAGCAACATCTATTCCTACTATTACAGAGCCACTTGATGACCCTCTTGATGATAACGTAATCGCAACAACAGATCCAGTATTTCAAACAAATGCAGATAACTCTATATTTTATAAAGCACCAAGACCTGAAAGATATGAACGTGCAAGATTTTTAAATAATGTTATTTTAATACAAGGTGATGATTCAGATCTAACCATTGACCCTTCAACTGGAGGTGCTGCTGGACACTTTATTGTTGAGCCAGGATCAAATCATATTCACTTGCTTAGCCCAGATGTAGACTTTAATAAAAACTCTCCAATTGATGAACTTAGACTTGCATTTTCTATTATCAGCAAAGATGGAGATTCTTCTGCTGTTCCAGATACAGTAAGAATTCTTGTAGATTTTGCAGAAACAGATGCGGCAAATACTGGAGAATTTGCAAGATTTGAGATTGAATTAGAAAATGGAAACGGTACTGGAGCAACATATGATTTTGAAACTAACAGATACTATGTAGCCTCTACTCAACTGCAAGAGTTGTATCAGACACAAGGATTTACCTGGAATGCAGTAACTAGTGTAAAAATATATGCATGTGCAATAGTTTCAGATGTTCCATCTGGAGACTACTATATTGCACTAGATGCTCTTAGATTAGAAAATATTGCAACAACAAATCCACTTTATGGTTTAACGGGGTACTCTGTTGTTAAAAATACAGATGCAGAAACAATTATTAAGTCACCCAATACTAGCAATTATATTGAATTTAGATTTTCTGTAGGTGTAACATAATGTCTGATCAAACAATTAAGAAGTTTAAAACTCCTGCTAATGATCTGCCACCAGTTAATAGCATTACTGAAGGCTATTCTTTAAGATACAGAATTGTGTCGTCAGATAAAAACCGTACATCTCATTGGTCTCCAGTGTATTTAATTCTTCCAGATCAAACATTCGTACCTGGAACTATTGAATTTAATAAGGCAGGAAGCATTGCTAGTTTGGTTTGGGACTCAGTAACAATTACAAAAATAGAAGATGCTGTAACCTACACAATTGGTAAGGCTGCAGAATATGATGTTTGGGTAAGATGGGATAGAGGCGGCGGTAATGGAGATTGGTTGTATAAAGAAAGATTACTAACTACATCTCTTTCTATTCCAATACCTTCAGAATATACTGTAGGTGGAGTAGTTCAACCTTCTGCACCAAATAGACTTAGCGTTGAAATATATTTAACTGGCTCACCTATTGCAAGAGCAGATGGTGCTGCTGGAACACCGTTTTTAAAAGTTTACAGATTACTCAACGAGACTGTTTAATGATATAATGGAGAGATAATGGCTAAAGTACCGCTACCAGAACGAGGACAACCACTAGATGTTACATACATCTATCAGTTAGCAGACGCACTAAATGATGTTTCTACACAGGTTTCCTCAGCAACATATAACTATACTACTGTAGATACAATTTCTGCAGGTAAGCAAAGTATTAAAACATCTGAGGCAAGAGTCGTAGGTGGATATGTAGAGGTTGCAAATAACTCTACAGTAAGTGCTGGAAATGAAAAAACATTTTCATATGATTTTCCATCAGACTTTAAATATGCTCCAATTGCCTCAGCAACAGCGGTAAATATTGGAAATACTCCAGCAGGACAAAATGTTAACGTTATCTTGAAAAGTGTAACAACTTCAAGAGTAGAAGGTATTGTTAGATTTGGTGCATCAGGAGATCTTTCTCTAGCAGTACACCTAATCGTTATTGGTATTCCAAACTAAAGGGGATTGGGTAATGCATTGCATAAAATGCAATGGCAGAATGTTTGTTGATAGACAATATTCTAGCCAGATACATATTGAGACTTATTGCATCTGTTGTGGTTCAAGAAAATTCTTTCATCCACCTTCAGATAGCA